AACTATAAACCTGCTACTTTGATGAAATTGTGGTCTAAAAGGTTTCCGACAATGGAGATTGCTAATCAATATGGTGGCAATGCAAAAGCTATTGCCAACAACGTTACCTCTAGTCGTATGGGAAACAGGGATGAAGCATCAGGAGACGGCTATCGTTTCAGAGGCAGAGGTTGTATTCAACTTACAGGGCATGAGAATTACTACCATGCAGGCAAAGCATTAGGGGTTGATTTTGTTATGCAACCTGATTGGGTTTCTACTCCTAAATATGCGGCACTAACTGCTGGATGGTTTTGGAGCACCCACAAATGTAATCCACCTGCGGATGCCCTAGACCATGTTAAGTTAACTAAGATTATTAATGGTGGAACAATTGGTATTGATGACAGAATCAAACACACTAACGAAGCATTGACAGTTTTAACATAAATAACCCTGTCATATTGCTATGACTAAATATCAATATGCCTAAAAATCATTCTGATGACGAATTTATTGCAATTTGGGGAATTCACAAATCACCCGCTAAAGTTGCTAAAGCATTAGACGTGGATATACGTCAGATTTACAGAAGACGTAAATCAATAGAAATTAAACACAAAATTAAACTTGAAACTGAACTTGAAGATATTACAAAAAATGTCATTCAATACGTTTCTACTGCTCATACACATAATGCTAGGAAAAATCTTGGTATCTTAAATGGTACTGTTATTGTCTTTTCTGACGCTCACTTTTGGCCTAATGAAAGAACAACTGCTTACAAGGGATTGCTTTGGGCTATTGAGAATTTACAACCCAATGCTGTTATCAACAATGGGGATGCCTTTGATGGTGCTTCAATTAGCAGGTATCCAAGGATAGGATGGGACTCTAAACCTACTGTACGAGAGGAATTAAGAGCCTGTGAGACTGCTTTAGGTGAGATTGAAGAGTATTCCAAGATTGCTAGGCATAACGTCAAACTGGTGTGGCCTTTGGGAAACCACGATTCTAGGTTTGAAAATATGTTGGCACAACACGCAGGACAATTTGAAGGTGTCCAAGGATTTAGCCTGAAAGACCATTTCCCTGCATGGATTCCATGTTGGTCATGTTGGGTAAATGAGACTGTTGTTGTTAAACATCGGTGGAAAGGTGGAGTTCATGCTACCCATAACAATACTGTTAATTCAGGCACTTCATTTGTAACTGGTCATTTACACAGCTTAAAAGTTACCCCATTTACGGATTACAACGGCACAAGATACGGAGTGGATACGGGTACTTTGGCGGATATTGATGGCAAACAATTCGTAGATTATTTGGAAGATTCACCTGTCAATTGGCGTTCAGGTTTTGCTATTTTGACTATAAAAGACGGAAAATTAATAATTCCCGAATTGGTGCAAAAGTGGTCGGAAAATAATATTGAATTTAGAGGCGAAGTAATAAATGTTAAAGCATATTAAAAAAGGGGGTTATTAGCCCCCTTTAGATTAGTCTTCTTCGCACTCGTCTTCTTCTTCGTCATCCTCAAACTCTACCCATTCTTCATTGAGTTCATCATAGATGTACCACACTTCGTCTTCCTCATCAAACCACCAAGCATAACCTTCTTCGTCATACTCAACGTCTGACCAATCGTCTTCATCGTCAAACTCGTCTTCTTCAAAGTCTTCGTCTTGGTCATCAAAGTCAAATAACTCATCTTCTTCCTCTTGCATTGTTTCTACAAATTCTTGAATTTCTGCAAGTTTGTAAAACTGGTTGCTTGATGCAGTTAATGTTAAACCAAAAAAATCAATCTCAATTGTGTAATCCATATTATTCCCCTGTTTATAAAGCCTAAAGCCCTTGTAGCAATGCGCCACAAATGAATCCTAGACCTACTTGATGATACAAATATGGCATTTTTGGGCAAGACAGAACTAAGTTCTCAGTCCTGAATTGCCAATAAAGATACAACAAAAAGTAGTATAACAAGCATACCAATAGCACAACCTATGCCAAGGACTGTCACTAACATGACAACATTACTCATGGTTAACTCCTTTAAAAAGACTTGTCCTATTAATATGAAGAAATCCACTCTCTTTCGCTTCTACCTGACTTAGACCTTACAAGTCTCCCAGTCTGAACAATTAGACCTTGTTTCTCAAGTTCGTTTAAACGCCTTGATACCTGACTTTTATCTAACCCAGTATGTTCGGCTATCCCATCCTTTCCAAGTGCTCCAAAGGTCTGTAAACACTCCAAAATCTGTGTTTGATGGTGCTTGGCAAAGTCTTTGACTGATTGTGCCGCTTCGTGTGAGGTTTGTGGGTCGTTTTTACGAGCCAATTTAAAAGGTGGTGAGTTTAAGAATTTCTCAACTGCACCGCCAAACCATGTTTTATCCAAAGAACTCATTATTAACTCCTGTTTGTTAAATGGGTGGGGCTACTCGCTACATCCTTTACGGCATCCGCTTTCACCCCGTTATATCAAAATGGCACGTCTTCATCCATGTCTTTTTTAGGGTAACTCTTGGCTTTGTAATCCTCATCCTTTGGAGAGACTGCCAAACCCATGAATTTGCCTGTTTTACCCTCTTTTATCCATGCTGACAACCAATATTCTTGGTTACCCACTCGGATATTCCCCTTGTAATCGGGCTGATTTCCTGTTTCTTTTTTGTCATTCTTAAACAAAACGCCTGAATTGTCCCGTTTTTCTTCCATCATTTACTCCTTTAATTTCATCAATTTATCAACTTTTATGCTAACTTCATCTAAGAATTTAGTCACCTCTTTCTCCAGTTCATCAATGTAAGAATTATCCCTTGGGATTCTCTTGATAAACAACTGAAGTCCATTAGGCATACGATTGTCATAACTTACGAAATAACAAAACTGTCTGCCTGTACAAGCCATTTGCCATTGCATTTGGTCTATGTAATCCTTTGAAATACTGCCATCAACCAATGTTTCAATGTGCGTATGCGTCATCGGACACTTGATTTCGATTAAAGAATCATCCCCTACAAGACCATCAGGACTGGCAGAAGACATTGCAATAGTTGGATGGTCAATAGAACCTACCTCATCAACCAAAACCCCTACCTTTGCCTCAAAAGCCGCTTTTGCCAATGGTTCAGTCTCGATTCCGTACAGCATTGCTGAGTTTTGATAGGATTCTGCCACTTGACCTGTGATTCTTTCAACCACCAATTGAGCCATGTATTTAGCCCTTGATGTTGAATAACCTGTCTTTGTTTTGGCAACAATGTCAGAGATACGGGAAGCAGTTGCTTTGCCACATCTGCTTTGCATCCACTCAGGAGTTCCTTGTTGAATATCGCTCATGTCAACGCCTTTGTAAATGTTTTATTAAGAAGTTTGTTCCAATCAAATACATACCATTTTTCTGATTCATCATGGATTGGATGGCAGTCTGAAAATTCATATTCAGATGTTTCAAAATCTTCATTGTTCTTATTGTCTTTTCTGCAATAACCGCCAAACATTGCTTCTTGTATTTGACAGAAATGTGGATTGCAATATTCATCAATTTGCCAAAAAATATCAAGCATATTTTGTCCAACAACCATGCCCGAATATCCTGTATATTCTTTTCCATCCATCAAACGGAAATAATAGGCTTTCATTTCAAACCACCTTTCTTGGCATCTTTAGCCGCAATAATCTTTTTCTGAGCAGAAATATCCCCACCAGTAGCCTTAATAGCGTCTGTGTGAGCTTTTTTTAACTCGTCAAGGGTAGTGCAAGCATCAATAGCCGCCAAGTGGTCTGCGAGTTCCTGTGCATCCATCGTTGGCTGAGAACCAGTTGTGGCATCCAAGGCATCATGCTCAACAATATGAAGAACCGATACCCACAAATAACGTGTTAAATACGTCTGAACCGCACCCAAATTCTGCACTTCATGGCAACCTTTTAGGGCGGCTGAAGACATGGGGCTAGTGAAGACAATAATTTCTTCAGGTTTATCAACATTGACAACAATCAGTTCTGCTTGTTCTTTGTTGAATCTAACAATAGAAGTAAGACCAACCTCGTTAAATATCTCTATTGCTGGCACAACAAAGTCAGCCAACTCAAAATAGTTGTATCCTGCAAACTTATTGTGGCCTGATTTCTTGAGGGATTTTTTGTGAAACTTGGCTCGTGCCTCGTTTAGTTTTTGATATACATTCATTTTTGACTCCTTTTATTGTCTAACGCCCGTTGCTGTTCTTGTACTATCCACATTGCTAACAAAGTTAAATCAAAGTGAATACTAGCAATTTCGCTACTAAACCCTTCGTACTTTCCTTCCAAGCATCGGTCGGACAACATTTTCGTTTTTGATTCTATTTGTATCAGAATCGTTGAATAATCCATTAGCATCATTAACTCCTGTCTTTGTTGAAAACTTTTGAAATGTTTTAGCCACATTAGTATGGGCTGAATTCGTGTAGATAAACTCTTTATCAGTAATGCTGATACTGGGTTTAACAACACGCTGAACCTTTAACTTCACTCCTTTCTTTGATTTGTTGCTGAACGATTTTAAACTGGGTTGATACGGCAAAATCTCGTAGTTGTAGTCTATGGTTTTGCTCCACCACATCACAAAATCCTGTCTCATTTTCCTGAGTGCCGTCTTGATTGAAATAGTCATTAGAATTTTCCAGTTCATTAAGAAAATAGTCTTTGAGTTTCATACAACCGCCTTTTTTTGACGTATAGAATCCTCAAAACGCATTAGGCGAACTAGCCTATATTCATCTAATTCCTCTGTACTGTCAACCCATTTTGTAGTTATCTTTCCATCAACACGCATTTCTGCTATACGCTTGGCATAGGTGTTTAAACGCTGTCTAATGATGTCTGCCATGCTTGTAAAGTCATTGGCTTGGTAGGCTTCTACCATCGCTTGTGAGTCCCACAGTTGGTCGCACATTTCGTTGGCTGTCAACTCTTGCTTTACAGCATACATCTCGTCTGAAATTTTTAAGTTTTTCATCATTTACTCCTGTTAAAAATGTATCTTCTCAGATTTATTGATTAAGGGAATCGGTGTTTACCCTATGTGCCATGTTTTTTATGAAGACTGCCATAGATGCTGTTGTGTCACCACCATTTTTCATCTTTGCTACTTCGTTTGCACAGTCAATTAAGGCTGAAGTCCAACCCTGTAAAAAGATATGCCATGCCGCATCTTCTGTGAACTCATATTCACCAAAGATTCTGATAAATTCTGATTGTGCTTTATTCATTCTTATCCCTTAACTTATATCCAAACTTAGCCATTTGTTCTTTAATTTCTTTTATACTTTTACTTCCAATATTAGGAGTTTTGCGTAGTCTATCTTCGGTGCAACACTCTAGTTGTTCAATAGAAATAATATCGTCTCTTTTTAAATAATGTTCTGTATAAATAGTTAATCCCAATTTTTCAATTCCAGTATGTTCAATATTTTTTGTATTACGCATAGTGATAGAAATATTAGGTTTTGGATTTTCTATTTCATTTTTAAAAGCCATCGCTTCTTCTAATGAATTAAATGTTACACACACATCCCACATATTTACCCACATCGGTTCTTCAGGCATTGTTACTGTGCCTCTTGCTAATTGATATTGTTTTATATATATTTCTTTATTCATGTGTTCTTCTCCTCGGCAAAGCCGTTCTTTTGCTTGAGTTTGGCTTCAATGGAGTTATAAAAAACACCCCAGCCATCGTTCTGCCATTGCTCATACGCCTGTTGTTGCTCATCATCCGTCAGCCCTACCCATGTGCGCTGTGGTGGGTGGGTGTAGAGGGGAATTGTTAGTTCATCAGGCCATTCTTGCGTACTACCATCGTAATGACGGTAGTATGTAAAAGGCTCTTGGCTTTCTAACTCTGCAATGGCTTGGTTCAAGGATGCAATGGCCTTGTTTGTTTTTTCTTTTAATGACCTACCAATCATGGTGTCTGTGGAAAACCAAACAACATTTTCTTCCAACGCCTCAATTGCTTGTTTCAATACTTCAATGTTGCTCATAGTTTGATGCACTCCATGTCTTCCCACTTGCACACAGGTTCTTCCTTGCACTGAATGACAAAGCCTTCAATGTCACCATCGCCTCCGCAAGACTGCACCTCGTAGCCGTAATCACCGACTTGAACAATCATTGGTACATCAGGGTTAATCATGTCGCTCTTATCTTTCCACTTACTGCTCTGCCACTCGTGTTTAACATCCATCATTGTTGCCATGACAAAGCGCATAGATTGTGATTTCAGAATCATTGTGGTTTCTCCTCATCTCCAAAGTCCATATCAGCAGGGTGCGGTACATCGTCATGGACAATGACACCATACTCATTTGCCGGTAAAAATCTGCCGCATATCACGCAGTAATAGCCTTCTTCAATCATGTCTTACTCCTTAATACCGTGGGCGGCTTCGATTGCTCTGGCGAATTGCAGATATGGACTCCTCACATCCGTAATATCAGCGACCATGCTGTATATCTGCCCATCCGTCAGCGGCTTACGCTGTGGTGGGTGGGTGTAAAGAGGCTTTAGAGGATGAACTTCAGGCCATATTGGTTCTGGTTTTATTTTGTAAATGAATCCAGTTGCATCCATCCACGCCACAGGCTCTTGGCTTTCCAACTCTTTGATGGCTTGGCGTAGGGATGTGATGGCTTGTTTGACCTCAGTTTCGTTAAATCCTTGGCCAACCTCATCCTCTCCGCAAGTTTCCAACGCCTCAAGCGCCTGTTTCAATACTTCAATCATGCTTGTTCTCCTCTGGCTCTGATGGCGGCGGCGCAATCAAATGGATTCCATGCGTGTTTGTTCCAGTCTTCTAGCATCTTTGCACAGGCTTCACGTTCTTTGGCGGCTACCAGTTTGGCAAAAGTTGTGACTTCATGAATGTCCCATTGGCCTATTTCGTAATCAGCGTCAATCAACCCTACCTCTTTTGCCATCTCAATAATTTCATTCTCAGTCATACACTTTCCTCCACATATTTTTCCAATCTTCTAATGTCTTTCATTGTCAAGTAGTCTTCAATGTCTACCAGTTCGTCATCAACTAAAATGAATGTAAAAACATCAACTCGAAACTCAACACCATTTTCAGGGTCTGATTCCTGAACTTCAAATGTCATTACCACCTTGTCAACATCAGGATACTTCTCGTTAAATTCCTCGTTGTCGGGCAAGTTGGGCAACATTGCAATTTCATACTCAAAGTCGTAGTAGTTGGGACTCATTTTCAACACCTTTTAAGAAACGGCACATACCGCAATAAGGACTTTGCCACATAATCTCAAATTGTTTTACAGGGTTTTCCCTAGTTGCCAACAGTTTATTTTTATGTTGAACTACGGGTTTTGGGATTGTAGATGTAATGAAATTTACTGACTTGACAGTTTTTTTAAATGCTATACAGTCTCAATCTGTTGCCGTCGAAGTCAACAAATGGAAGCCATTTACACATGCCTCGCCCCGTTTAGGGGAACTTCGACGGGGCAGTTGTAAGTGGCTTTTTTATTGTCTTCACGCATCCGTACTCCACACGATAGTAGTGAGTCTGCATGGACTGCTTGGAAGAAAACACCGCACTCATTTCACCCGTGAGCAAAAGGCGACCAGCGTTGATTTGGCGACTGGTAAAGCAATTGGTACATCGGTGGTAAACAAGGCCAGTTGTATAAGCGAACAAATCCGTCAAACGCACTTGGGGCTTTTTTGTTTTTCAATGTTAATAGGAGTGAATGAATGAACACTAAACTGTCTGGAGAGGAGAGGATAGATTCTTGTCTATCCACCCTTGGAGAACTTATGTCTAAAGGAAATGTAATGAATAAAATGGTATTGAACGATTCATATTCGACAGAGTTTTATGTATCTAATGTGGGTTATTTGGTCATAAAACAAGACAGTCTTGAGTATGGTCACAAAGTCACATTTTTAATTACACCTGAACAAACCAAGATACTTTTTAATTTGTTGCCTGAAATGATGAAAGAACAATCACAGTCTTGGACTGGTTTGTATTCTCCATCAAATGAGGAGACAGACAATGTTTGAAGTATTTTGGAAAGAATGGCCTAGCAACCCAAGAAAAGGGGCTAAATCTAAGTGTAAACAGACATGGGAGAAGACTTATTGTGATACCCAAGCCGATACCATACTCAAGCACCTAGCATGGCTTAAAACCACCGAACAATGGATTAAATCAAATGGGGCTTTTATCCCTGCACCCTTGGTTTACCTAAATCAACAAAGATGGGATGGGGCAGAGATTCCTGATGTTAAACCTAAAGAGGAAGTTGACCCTGCTTTAAGGAAAGCCAAGGATGATTTAAAAAATGCCGTTCCTATGCCTGAAAATGTTAGGCTTAGACTAGCAGAACTAAGGGGCAGAGCATGAACAAAATAGAATTTGGCGATTGTCGAGAAACAATGCGTAAGTGGAAAGAACAGGGCATCAAAGCACAAACTTGCGTAACTAGCCCACCTTATTACGGATTACGGGACTATGGAACTGCAAAATGGGAAGGTGGCAATAATGACTGTGACCATGTTGAAAGTGAAAACAAACATGGCGGACAAAGAGCAGATAGAAACCAAGAAGGATATAAAAAACAATATAAAGATGTATGTAGGAAGTGTGGTGCTTATCGACAAGATAAACAGTTAGGACTAGAGGAAACCCCAGAGGAATATATTACCGCTATGGTTGAGGTGTTTAGTTGTGTGCGTGATGTTCTTGCTAATGACGGGACATTGTGGTTAAACATAGGGGACAGTTATTGTGGAACTGGTAGTAAGGGTGAGTGGGTAGACCCTAAGAATCCTGAAGGTCGTAATGGTCAAGCAGTTAGTAAGACTCAAAAACTTGCAGGGTACAAATCCAAAGACCTTATCGGCATACCTTGGATGCTTGCATTTGCGTTAAGGGCTGATGGTTGGTATTTGAGGCAAGACATCATCTGGCACAAGCCTAACCCTATGCCTGAGAGCGTTACAGATCGTTGCACCAAGGCGCACGAATACATCTTCTTAATGAGTAAGTCGCCAAAGTATTACTACGATCACGAATCAATTAAAGAGATGGCTAACTCTAAAAGTGAAGGCATAAGATTTGGTGGCAACAAGTATGGTGATGACAATGATCCTAAATACGCCACAAAGTCTGGCAATGTAAGCAAAGAATACGATAAGGCAAACAAGCGTAGCGTCTGGACTGTTACCACTAAACCATACGAAGGCGCTCACTTTGCGGTATTTCCTACCGACTTGATTGAACCGTGTATTCTTGCTGGCGCTCCAGTTGGTGGTGTAGTGCTCGATCCATTCATGGGAAGTGGCACGACGGCACAAGTGGCACAAAACCTTGGTCGCCAGTACCTTGGATGTGAACTCAATCCAGATTACAAACCCTTGCAAGATAAAAGAATAAGTCAACTTTCATTGGAGTTGGTATGAACCATGAGCACAGACAAGTTGCAAACTCCATCCTTGACAAACACAAAGAAGGAAGCCATGACTACTCGTTGCTCACAATCAATCGAGCCTTATGTATCACAGGAGACATCGTATCGGAGTCAGTTAGATTGGCTTGTGAAGTTGGCGAATACAAAAGGTTGGAAAGAATATACGTGGCACAGAGCGAAGGAACTGAACGAGATTCAGTTATTCAAGGGAATCAAAGACGATTTGGTAAAGATAATGAGGTCACAGAATGACACGACCAAAGAGTGAAATAACGGGTGTCCAATGTACTGTTTGCATTAGGCTGACACCACCATTGAGAGACGAATACAAGCGTTTAGGTGATGCCAAATGGTTGCGTAAACTACTGGCTCAAAGCATCGAGAAAGAGCGTTTAAACAAGGCTAAACAATGACTATTTGGATTGGAATAGACCCTGCGGCAGTTACAGGTGCATTAGGTGCAATCGACTCAAAGGGTGGTTATATCGACTCGTTTATGATTGAACACAAGGACAAACACATACTCGCCCTTGCGTTTAAATCTCGCATATTGGGAGTTATTCCACCTGATGAGGATGCCCAAATATGTTGCGAATCAGTCCATGCAATGCCCAAACAAGGGGTTTCTAGTACATGGGTTTTCGCTCGTGCAGTAGGTGTCATATCGGCTGTTTGTGAGTTAACAAGATACCCGTTTCACTTGGTGACACCTCAGAAGTGGAAGGGATACTACGGGCTAACGGCTGATAAAAATGAATCATTAGACATGGCAAGGATGTACTGGCCTGAAGCCAAATTAAATTTAAAAAAGGATTCACACAGGGCAGAATCGCTACTTATTGCTAACTGGCTGAGGCATCAAATCAATGGCGAAAATTGAGCAAAAGCAAAGGATTTTTTATCTTACTGATGCAGAAGTTGAAATATTTAAAATGGTCGGAAACGGCAACATGAGCGAAGGGGTAAGGGTATCGGCACGATGGGCTAACCACTTTTTTAACATTGGATTGACAACTGACATTGACTTGAATTATGTTGGGCTGATAACCATAGCGGATAATGAACACGAATAATATGCCCCTAGAAACGATTTTAAGGCACTTTAGAGACGTTTTTTTTGGGTTTACTTGATACCCTACGTTGAAATAAAATAATGGCTTAAAAGCGGGTTAATTTTAGGCAAGAAAAAACCACCCGAAGGTGGTTGTAAGTGAGTATTTACTGACTAGTTAAATGATTTCATTCTGACAAAATAAGGGGCATAAAAACTTCTGTTTTCTCCCCTGCCCCTGCCGCTTGTATCAATTATCACTAAATTGACTTGGTTAAAATTGTGTTTTAATGCGGTTTCTCTTTTTATATGACCAGCATAAACACGCATATATGCTCCATTGGGAGTATGTTTAAAACAATATGATTTTTTGATATAACTCATTTTTAACACCTTTTACTTTTTGAGAATGATTTTAAGGATTAGGGCAATGGCGGCATAAAGCATATTAAAATTGACGATAAACAAAAGTATTATCTGTTTCACCAATTAAAACTCCCTCGTCTTCTAGGTATCTTTTAACGATTTGCATTTTTTCCTCATCTTCTAGGTCATCTTCTAATTGAATAGAATAATCATTGGCAATACTTAAATAATCGTCTTCGCTAAAATCGCAACAAATAGCGATAACATCTAACTCGAATTCCTCGCCATCTTGTTCACAATCTTCAAAGTAATCAAATAAGACGGCTAAACCCTCATAAGTAAAATTATCGGGTCTTAATTGTGAAAATGCGGTTCTAAAATCGTGAATTGATACAGTTGTTTTCATGTTTACACCTATAAAAGAAAATTAAACCATGCCAAGCATAGCCCCTAGAAAATCTAGGCCATAAACCCCTAGTTAAAAGGGTTTACAGTCTAAACTTTAGATTGTCTCAGTTTGTTCTACTGGTTTAACAGTAGGCAAATAGCACCACTCAGGTACACGGGCAAAATCTCCGTCTCTCATTGGCATAATAATTCCTACAAATTGTAAATCAGCCCCTATTGACACAATGCCGCTATCGTTGCCCCTTTGCTTAATAGAGACGTTGCAATTATTTGCCTTATTCCCTCTTAAATCGGTATCTGCATCATAAAAGGCCATTAAATAGGTAATATTGTAGGAACTGGGTTTAATATCCTCATCTTTAACCATCATTGGAATAATTCTATCGGTATCGGGAAAACAACCCTCAGTAGCACTAAAAACACGGGTTGAATTATCGGGTTCAATAACTGTAATTTTTTGACCCTCTACTGTAAAGTGTAATATTTCATTACCCTTTTTACCCGTAGCAGATAATGTTTTAACCGCATCCAATGAAATAATCACCTTAGATTGATTTTCAAAGGGTTGATTGTCAATCAATAATCGGCCTAATATATGACCATTTGTAGCCTCTAAGTAAGTACCCCTATTATTTTGCACTACATGGATACCCTGCAAATAATAACGTATATCTTTAATTGCAGAAAATCTAGACAATGCTTTTAATTGTTTGCGTTGAATTGTGAATTTCATTTTTAACACCTATTAAAAAACCCTAGGGAAATTCCTAGGCCACTAACCCCTATTTAAAAGGGTTAGCAGTCTAAAAATTACCTTACTTGTTTAATCTGTATTCCTTGCATATTAGTTTCCGCATATACAGTAGGATTGACACCATTTAAGCCCCTACGTTCACAAAATAGGTTAAATGCTTCATCTATTGAATTGGCCATAATGGTAGTGACACTAAAATCACCCTTAGCCCATACGTTAAATAAATATTTCATAATTAACACCTTTT